AATGGTGCTAATGGAAGTGGTTGGGATAACTTAAACAATAAAGGAGCAAATACGGGAGTTGGACTTCAAGTAAACGAGCCTAGTATAGTTGAAACTTGGAAAACAGATGATGCTGTAGAAAAAACAAACTCATCAGGATCCACAGCTCCAAGTATTAGTCCTATAATTTATCCTATAGTTGGATATGGAGAGATGAATGAAGGGGGAGCGCTTTATAATATTCAATTGCTTCAAACTAAGTGGGATGCTTTGGGTACAGGAAATTCAGGAAACATAGGGTATTATGGTTTTTTTAATGATGGAAGTGCATACCCTACACCAACACCTAGTTGTGATTGGCGGCCTGCTATATTTGTTTATGATATAATTCACGCTATTTTTAATCAAGAAGGTTATACTATTTCTTCTGCTTTTATAGAAACAGATTTCTTTAAGAAGCTTTTAATGTTACTTCCTAATTTTGTTTACAATAATAGTCAATCAAGAGTAGATGATAACAGTATTAGGGGTTCATTTGGAACAGATGTTCTTGAAACTGCTTATTTTCAAAATTGGAGTTTTTTATCTCCTTCTTTATCTGCATCAGTAGATTATTTTCCTGAAGCAACCTTAAAATTTCTTGGAGGGACAAATAGTTTCACAACAACATTAAACTCGGCAATTTACAGTAATAGTTCAGGGTTTTTCACTATTCAAGAGTATGGTTTTTTTGATATAACTTTTGATAATTTTGGAATATGGCTTAAAAGTGTTTGTGAAGGGACTTCAACTAGAAATGAAGTAGATTATATTAAGGCAATGTGTGAGGTGCAAACTGCAGGTCAATCAAGTTGGAATAGTATAGGAGAAGCCTTCTTTATTCCAACATCAAATTCTGATATATTCTATAGTTGTCCTGCACCACCACTAGCTGATAATTACAATTCTCATAGCTTGCAAGATGCTATACAAATAGAAAATCATTGGTTAAATAAAAATGATAAAATAAGATTTCGCATGAAAGCTAGAGCAGGACATGGAGATAGTGGTGGTCAAACTATAGGTTGGGATATGGATATTTATGGAGGAACATCTCCAACAGGAGCGCAGCCAAACGGAAGTTCAAACCATAATGCATCTTTAAGTATTATTCATCATGGAGAGAGGGTAGAATACGGACAAACTTATGACTTAAAAAATGTTATAGACAACGAGAGTACGCAATTAAGCTTTTTGAAGGGAATTATACACGCTTTTAATCTTCAATTTACTACAGATGTAGAGAGTAGAAAAGTTTTTATTGAGCCTTTTAATGATTTTTTTATGGATGAAAAAGATGCTGTAGATTGGACTTCCAAAATAAATTTATCAAAAGTTCAAGAAGATAAGTGGGCTAATACTGACCTTAAAAGAGAGTTTATTTTTAAATATAAAACTGATTCAAATGATAAAAAAGTTGAGTCTAGGGGTATTCAATATTGGGATGGAATATTAGATGAGTTTCCATATAGAGAATTTTTACCTGACAGTTTTGAAGTAGGCACTCAGGTTTACGAAAATCCTTTTTTTGCAGGTAGCTATAACTCAGGAGATGGAATGACTTCAGGGTTTGGAGCTTATGCTGTAAATAACACTCCATTTAGAGCTAACTTATGGGGATTATGCGAATCAGGAGCTATGCCAACATCAGGAAGCTCTTGTAGACCTGATAAGGGATATAATTTCGTTCCTAGACTTTTGAATTATGTAAAAGATAATTGTAATGGAGGTAGTTTTAGTGGTAAATATATTGCCTCAGTTCAAAATTTTTCAGACACAGATGTTGAAATTATAAGCACAGGAATCACAACTCCTTCTTCAAAATATGAAGTTCTTTGTAGGGCTTGTAGTTATGATGATCATACAGAATATGGTAATGCTATGAATCCATTAACTTATGCTTCAAAAAATCAAGGAAGCTATGATTGTACTACGGGTTCATCTTACAGTCAATACCCATACAAAGGGCTGTACCAAACTTACTATCAATCAATGATAGAAATGCAGAAAGAAAACCCTAGAGTAAAAATAGTTTACTTAAACTTAAATTCATCTGATTTAATTTCCTTAAATTTAAGGAGATTAGTATATATAGAAGGTTATTATTATAGAATAAATAGAATAATTGATTATATGCCTAATAGCAATGAAACTACTAAGGTTGAGTTGATATATTGGGATATTACAAAAATTTGGCCTACTAATGCATCTTTTAATAATAGTTAAACATTAAATAAAATGAATAGACAAATAAACGACAATGGAATACCTTTAGTTAATGGATTGGATGTACTTATATCCGTACCTATTTTATCTAATGAGTATTTATCATTTAATAATTCTTTTACCACCTCTACATTAAGTACAAGTAATATAGTAACATCAACATCTAGTTACGCTACAGAAGCAGTATCATCAGTAGGATTGCCTAATTACTCAAACTCAAATTGGTATAGGTTTTCATCAGTTTCAGAAACAAAACCTACTTCAACAGATAATACTATTACATTGCCTGTAGCTGTATCAAGAGGTGTAAGCAGCACTTCAGGTATATTTCAAGAACTAAAGCAATTAATAAAAGGACAAGAATATACCATAACTATAAACTTTCATAATTCTAATGATGTAGGGACTTTAGGGATTTCAACGCTTTACAATTCTACTATTCAACCATATCCATTGACTCAATCTAGTATAACTACTTATACTTTACCTTTAAGTAGTATAAATCTTGATTTTAAGGCATATAGCACAGCAGACATACTTTTTATTGATTTCACATCAAGTGTAAATGGAAATTCAGCATCTATATCATCAATTAGTGTTAAAGAAAAAAACAATTATTTAATTCCTTTACTTACAGAATTAGATTCAGGAACAACTAAAGTTTTAAGGAGAAAATATAACACATCAATACCTTTAGATGAAGGTCAACCAAGAGATTAATGTCAGCATATAAAGTAATAGACCAAGCGTTAAAAACTGCAGGAGAATTTTACATTGAGTTACTTCAAACAGAACTTGTATTTCAGGAGCATCTTGCCTCTAGGAAACTATATTCATCTTTTAAAACTATTGTTTCTGAAAGGGGTGGTAATTTATATATGGATGTTGTAAATGATACTGAATATATGTGGTTGGTTAATGATGGAAAGAGTAGAGTACCTGATGTTACCTTTGAGGATATTAAGGCTTGGACTCAATTAAAAGGGCTAGACTTCTCTAAGAAAAGAATTTGGAGTGTAACAAATGAATTAAGACAAAATTACTACACAGCAGGTGGTTTGCTTGTTGCACCAAGAAGAACAGGCTTTATAGATTATGCTTTTGGAATTGCAGATTCAATGGGGATAAATCAAATGGTAGAAGATGAGATATTAAAGCAGATAGATGCAGTAATAGGAGAAGAAGGACAAAGTAAGGCAATACAATTAACGATAAGCTAAAATAAAATTATGGCATTAAAAAGTAAGGTAGCGATAGAGGTAGTCATCAAAGACATCAAAAAGATTGCTGATTTAAAAAAGGGATTAAAGGAGTTAAGGGCAGAGCAGAAAAAACAAGAAACAGAGTCTAAGACAGGGCAATTTCAGTCTAAGAAAAATGCAAAAGCGTATAAAGAAAGAGCAGCAGCAATAAAATTTACTTCTAAGCAACTTAGAGAGTTAAATAAAGATATGGCAGGTACTACTAAAGCAACTAAAGCTGCTACTAAAGCAACTAAAACTGCTACTAAAGCAACTAAAGACTCTACAAAGTCATCTAATGGAATGGCAAAGCAGTTCATTAAAGGTGCTGCAGCTATTGGAATTGTAGTGGGTGCATTTAGAATGGTAAGTAAAGTTGTTAGTTCAGTAGTAAAAACATTTAGTGATTTTGAATTTGTAATGGCTAAAGTAAATGCAGTTTCAGGAGCAACAGATACTGAGTTTAAACAATTATCAGAATCAGCACAAGAGTTAGGAAGAACATCATTCTTTACAGCAACACAAGTAGGGGAATTACAATTAGCTTTCTCTAAATTAGGGTTTACTGCAGCAGAAATACAAGATGCACAAAAAGCAACATTAGATTTAGCAACTTCAACAGGAACAGACCTCGCAAGAGCTGCACAGGTAGCGGGAGCAGCAGTAAGAGGTTTTGGTTTAGAAGCTAATGAAACACAAAGAGTAGTAGATGTAATGGCTGTTTCCTTTGCAAGCTCTGCTATGGATATTGAGAAATGGCAAACATCCATGACAAAGGTAGCTCCTATTGCAAAATCATCAGGATTCTCTATAGAAGATACAGCAGCTATAATGTCTAAATTAGCTGACTCAGGGATTGAAGCTTCTATTGCAGGTACATCCTTAAGGAATATATTACTTAAAATGCAAGACCCAACATCTGATTTGTCAAAATCTTTTGGAGGGACAATACACTCTTTAGATGATTTAATACCTGCTATGAAAAAGTTTACTTCTGAGGGAGGTAGTATGGCAGATGTTATGGAAGTTGTTGATTTAAGACAAGCAGGAGCTTTTGAACAAATGCTAAGTACAACTGATGCTACTTTGGAGTTAAGAGATGCACTATTAAATGCAAATGGAGAGGGAGAAAGAATGGCTTTGATTGTAGGAGATACACTTCAAGGAGCTTGGTTAAAGTTTAAATCTGCTATAGAGGGAGCTTCTATAGTTCTATTATCTTTTGTTGCAGAACCTTTTAAAAAAATGGTTGAAGGTATTGCAACTTTTGTTAATAATATAACTTTGTTAATGGAGGGGTTTGATAGTTTAAATGAAAAAATAGTAGAAACGGCTAAAAACTTTCAAAAAGAACAAAAGGCTACTGAAGGATTAATCAATGAATACTCAAGACTTGATAGTATTACTGAAAAAACAAAAGAGGAAAAAATAAGATTTGGTATTGTAACAAAAGAATTAGAGGATAATATAGGGGACTCCATTAAAATTATAGATGCTGAAACAGGAGCTTTAGTTTTAAATGCTAAAGCTTTAGATTTGGCTATTTCTAGGCACGCTTTATTGGCAGATGGAGAAGCTGTAAAATTAGTAAGACAGTTAAATAAATTAAAAAAAGAATTAGATGGTAATAATAAGGCTTTAGGAGAAAACAATACTGTTATTCAGCAAAACCAAGACTTACTAAATGAACTAACTACAACTGAATCTCAAAGGGAAGTAAATTTAAAACAAACAGCTAATACTCAGAAATTTTTAAACGAACAGGGGGAGGAGCAAGTAATAGTTTCAGGAAAAGTTAATTTATTAAACTCAGAACAATTTGCATTAACTGAAAAAATAGAAGGGTTAAAACAAAAAAGTCTTACAACAAATTTAAGAGATAATCAGCTCAAAAAAGAGGAGTCAGAAATATTAAAAATGTTAAATGATTTGGGTTATAGTAATGAAGAAATAAATAACTTAAACGCTAAGGCTTTAAAAGAAGTTACTACAGAGATAAAGAATAAGAATACAGTTGCAGAAGGTGGTATTGAAACCCAAGAAAAAGACAACACACTTGCTTGGGCTAGAATAAGGTTAATGGAACAGGTTTTAGCAGGAACCAAAAGTTTAAAAGATGCAGAGAGAGAGCTAAGAGATATGGCTATAAGTAGAGCTGAAACAGAATTAGCTTTGCTACCTTATTCTATTTTAATTTCAGATACTCGTTTAGAGCTTGAGCAGAAAATTATAGACCTTAAATTGAAGGGCAGAAAAGAAGATGAGAAGGGTGCTAAAAAAGCAGCTAAAAGTAGAGAAGACCAAATAAAAGATTTAGGAGATTTAGGAAGTGCTTTACAGGAGGTCGCAGGAGAAAACAAAGCTTTAAATGGAATTAAAAAAGCAGGAGAGGCCATCACCAAAGCAGCAGCAATAGCAGAATCTATATTTAATTTAGAGAAATCAATAGGAGTTATTATTGAAAATAAGTCTTCAATAGCTAAATTACTTGGAGTAAAAGCTACAACAGCAAATATTGTAGCAACAACAACTGAAACTGCAGTTGAAACTGTCGGTCTAGTTCCAAAAGCTACAGGTGTTATTTTAGGAGCTGCTAAAGGACTCGGGCCTTTCGGTATAATTGCTATGGTAGCTATGGCTGCTATGGTTATGAAGGTTATGAAGATGTTTGAAGATGGAGGTATAATTAGTGATGGCAAGAAATTTGCTAATGGAGGAATGGTTCATGGAGCAAGTCATGCGAATGGAGGAGTTAAGTTTGCAGTAGGTGGTAGAGTAAATGAATTAGAGGGTGGAGAGGCTGTTATAAATAAAAGAAGTACAGCAATGTTCAGAAATCAATTATCATCTATGAATGAGGCAGGTGGAGGTGTTAAGTTTGCTGATGGCGGATTACTTAGTTCTCCTTCATTTACAGAAGCTCAGTTTGGTGCATCTAATCAATCTGCAATGATGGGAGCTATGGGAGGGCAAAGAAAAGTAGTAGTAGTAGAGTCTGATATAACAGACAGCCAATCAACAGTTAGTGTAATTCAAGCTAACGCAACCTTTTAATAATTAAAAAAAAGTAAACAAATGTTTGTTAGTAAAAAAGTAAAGAAAGATAGAATGGATGTCTGTAAAAAATGCGACTTTTACAGGAACTTCGCAATGCTGAAGTATCCTAA